GCGCGTGCGTTGGTGTTTGCAGTTGCGTTGGCTGGCAAACCTGCCGCAATGGGCAAACCGATAATCGTTAGCGCTAACCGCTAATGTTGCTTACGGCGTCGGCTGGCAGTATCTAGCCTTTTCGTCGGGAACTGATCTAGACCCAGCCGATGCCACCAAACATTTAACAGATATGGCAAACTAAACCTATGGGCCTTTTCACACGTGCAACTACCGACGCCGCGCAACCTGTAGTAAAGGCTGCCGCCGGCAGCAATGTTGGCATGTCACAAATAGACAATTTCTATGCGTACACGCAAGGCAACACCCGCCAGCGTGCAATGAGTGTGCCCTCAATTACTCGAGCACGTGACCTGCTAGCCAGCGTTATTGGTTGCACGCCGTTAATCATGTATAACGAAATTTGGAACCCGGTAGATCGCGAAATGGAAGAAATAGAAATAGCGCCACGCAGCTGGTTGCGACGTCTTGACCCCGCGCTACCAAACAGCACCCTATTTTCATGGTTATTTGATGATTTATTTTTCACGCAGCGGGCGTTTCTCGCAGTCACAAAGCGTAGCGCTGACGGGTTCCCTATGGCGTTTCAGCGTATGCCTAGCGCCATGGTGCTTACACAAGATCAGGCAGGCCCCGTATTTTTTGCACCGTCTAAACAAATTATGTTTAACGGCCTACCGGTAGACCACCGCGACGTCGTACAGTTCATTAGCCCTATACAAGGTTTGCTATACACAAGCCCTAACGCAGTTTTAACCTCACTCAAACTAGAGGGTGCGCGTCTCAGGTCAGCAAGCAATTCCCTGCCAAACGGCGTTTTACGGCAGGTGGGTGGCGAGCCTTTAAGCGCTGAGGAATTACAGCAACTATCGCAAAGTTTCGAGGCAGCGCGTTTAACTAACACCGTTGCAGCGCTTAACGAATTTGTCACGTACACAGAAACAACTACAGACCCGAGCAAACAACTTTTAGTAGAGGCCAGCGAGTACCAGTCAAAAGAAATCGCACGTCTCGCTAATTGCCCACCGTACTTACTTGGAATTGCTAGCGGCTCATACAGTTACCAAAACAGTACGCAAGCACGGCAGGATTTGTACATGTTTGGTGCAAAATTGTTTATGGACTGCATCGCTGAAACGCTTAGCGCTGACAACGTGCTACCGCGTGGTACATACGTGAAGTTTGATGTAGACGATTACCTAAGCGAAAACTACCTAATGGATAACACCGACATAGAAGTAAACGACACCGCAGAAACCGGAGTAATGCCAAATGCTTAAATTAACCCAACAAGAATTAACCCTCGACGCCGCTGGCCCCGATGGTATGCCACGCCGTACCCTTGCCGGGTTGGCGTTGCCTTACAACGTAGAAGCCACGGTAAGCGATGGCACTAAAGTTATGTTTTTGCCGGGCAGCCTTAATGCCGGTGGCAAGATGCCCAAACTTTATTTAGGGCACGATAGTTCTCAGGCCGTGGGCTTAGTTACGGCCATGGTGGATAGTGAGGGCGGCATGCTGTATGAGGCCCGTATTAGCGAAACCACGCTAGGTAATGAGGCGCTGGTATTGGCTGCAGATGGCGTTTTAGACGCTGTATCTGTAGGCGTGAACCCAACCAAATTTAGTTACGACGAAAACGGCACCATGGTTATTGCTGCCGCCGATTGGCAGGAACTTAGCCTCGTACCTTACGGCGCGTTTCCGGGTGCGTCGGTAGATCGCGTAGCGGCCAGTATCCACCATGAGGAAACTGAAGTAGTGTTAAATAGTGAACAGGAACCCGTAGAGGAGATTAACGAAATGTCACAGCCAGTAGAAGCCCCAGCAGTTATCGAAGCGGCACCAATGGCGCAACCATTGTACGCGCAACCACGCTCGTTTAAGTTGCCAACAGCCGGCGAATTTATCGCTGCAACAATCCAAGGCGGCGGCGTACTTGCCGAAATGTCAGCACGTATTCGCGCAGCTGCACCGGATATCACCACAGCAGACACCCCAGGTATTTTGCCTGAGATCATTACCGGCACCGTTTACGATGGGCTTAACCCAATCCGCCCATTTGTTACCGCAATCGGTACACGTGCGATGCCACAAAGCGGCGCAACATTTCGACGCCCTAAGATCACAGTTCGCCCAACGGTTACACAACAGCCAACGGGCCAACTCAACACGCTTGACCCAAGCACCGTTACCGTTGCAAATAACGACATTTCTAAATTGACATTTGGAACCTATGTCACTATGTCGGAACAAGACCTCGACTGGTCAGACCCAGCAAGCATTAACATTGTGCTTAACCAGTTGGCAATCGCTTACGGCCAAGCAACCGACAACTACGCAGTAGATACCTGCCACGCTGCAATTTCACAAACCGCAAGCGTTGCAGATACCTCAGACCCAGCCGATTGGATTGCAGCTATTTACGATGGTGCACGTCAGATCAGCGCAAGCAGCAACTATTTGCCAACTCACATGATTGTTACCCCAACAACATGGGCAGCACTCGGCGCACTTGTGGACAGCACAGGCCGCCCAGTATTCCCACAGATCGGCGCAATGAACGCACCGGGCGAATTGTCAGCTGCATCATGGAACGGCAACCCACTCGGTTTGGTTTTGGTAGTAGACAAAAACGCGCCGGGTTCATTTATGGGCCACGCCGCTGGCCCTGCTGCAGGGTTCGAGTTTTACGAACAGCAAAAGGGTGCAATCTCGGTAGACGTGCCTAGCACGCTTGGCCGCACAATCGCCTACCGCGGTTACGCTGCAGCGTTTATGGCAGACGCTACCAAGTTCGTTAAGTTCGTCTGATAATCGGAAAAGAGGCCAGTTATGGCCGCTTACACGGTCACACATAAACAGTTACTTAGCAATTATGCGGTGCTGCAAACACTTACGCCTAATGATTTAGTAGTAGGTGGAACCTTTACGGTTGGTTCAGTTGCAGCGCCGTTTAATGGCACGTTCACGGTTTACGATCTACCCGAGTATTTATTCATCGGCGTAGACAATGAGGGTGATCTACTTTTTAACTACGAGATACCAGTACCTAACCAAGTGCTTTACGCTTGCACCGGTACAGACGTACAGCGCACCGCCTCGAGTGGCACCATCACATTTACCGAAACTTGCACGTGGATTACCGCTACGCAAATTGAGGACTGGCTAGGCATCGGCACAGCATCAGCGTTAGACGCAGCATTTCTAACGCAATGCGCGGCAGCTGCAAACAGTCTCGCGTTTACTCGACGCCAAGAAGCCGGTTACATTGACAGCCTCAGCACGTCACCAAACGGGCAGGTAACCCTAGGCACCATTTCCCTTGGCGGTTTCTTTTATCGCCAGCGCGGCGCCGTTACCGATTTCGCCACGTTCGATGGCATGTCTGCCGGGGCGTCAGTTGGTTTAAGCCCTGCAATTAAAATGCTATTGGGCATACCTAAACCAGCGGTGGCCTAATGCCCGTTGCCTACACCGACCTATTTAACGAGGCGCTAGACGATCTCGCTACCACCCTTACCAGCATTACTGGTTTACAGGTGGTAACAGACCCCCGTAACCTAGTACCACCATGCGCGTTTATAGACGCCCCCACGTTTAGCGTTTATGGTGGCGGGGGAAACATTGTGCAAATGACCTACACGGTACGCATCATTACCCTTGGCCCCGGCAACCTTGACGCGCAACGCAACCTAATGCACCTAGCCAGTTTGGTGCTTGGCAAAAACGTGGCAGTAACCAGCGGGCGCCCAACTATTGCAATCATCGGCGGCGCTGAAATGCCAGCGTATGATTTAACAATAGAAATGCAAGCCCAAACCAGTTAGGACTAAACCCCATGGCATACAAAATTATTAGCCCCCGCGTCGGTACCCCCGGCGATGAATTTGACGCCGAGGCTGCAGAGGCCAACGGCATTAACATTGCCGCGCTACTCGAGGGCGGGTTTATAGAACAATCCACAAACGAAACCGCAAAACCTGCTAAAACTAATAGCAAGAACTCAGCAAAGGAATAACCAACTATGGCAACCTCAACCTACCTCAGTAACCCAAACGTAACCGTGGGCGCAGTTTCCTTGCAGGACCAATGCCAAGGTTTAGTTTTCACGCGGACTATCGAAGCCCTAGAAAGCACCGCGTTTGGAACTAACAGCAGGTCCTACGTGGCGGGCCTCGAGAATTCCACCCTGCAGCTTGACCTTTACGCGTCGTTTGCAACATCAGAAACCTACGCAACGCTTAAGAGTTTGGTAGGCACGCAGGTAACCGTTTCATGGTCACCATCAGCAACCAGCCCAGGAACTGCAACCAATCCAACCATGACGCTAACCGGGGCATACCTAGAGGCGCTGCCATACACAATGGCGTTGGGCGCCCTTGGCACAATG